AAGGAGAACCAGATGCCCGCTGATGTGACCGAAACTGCAAATCAAGATGAATTGCTTGAGCAATTTCGCACTCGTTATCAAACTTTGATTGCTGAGAACAATGAACTTGGCAAGAAAATTAAAGACAATGAGGCGACTGCTCTTAAACTTCTCGGTGCTATTGAGACACTAGAATATCTCAAGCCAAAACCAGAAGAGACCTCCGAGGAAGAAAAAACCGAGGAATAACAACTTGACCCCGCAAGGGGTCTTTCTTTTAGATATAAATAACTCAGAAAGACTGTGCACAGTGCCCTAGGATCCTAAGAAATGGCAAACAGAATTCAATTACGCCGTGATGGTGCCCAGCAATGGGCAAACGTCAACCCTATTCTCGCTCAAGGCGAGTTGGGGATTGAAATTGATACGTCCCGAATTAAAATTGGTGACGGTGTTACATCATGGAACTCTCTCAGATATGAGAGACCTATTGAAACAGAATCAAATACCGCTAACACGCTTGTTAAACGAGATGCTGACGGTAACTTTGAAGCAGGTGCAATTACCGCATCTGTAATCGGTAATTCCGCTACAGCAACGCGACTCGCTAACGCTAGACAAATCAGTCTAGGTGGCGATATGTCTGGTGCAGGTACGTTTGATGGATCCGCAAACCTCACCATTACTGCTGAGTTGAATTATGTGGTCGCACTGCCACACTATGATGCTAATGACCTAGACGCAACTGGCACCTACACCCGTATCACGGTGGATTCCCGTGGTCGTATTGTGGATGCTGAAACACCTACAACTCTTGCTGAGTATGGTATTGGTGACGCACAACCAGTAGACAGTGATTTGACTTCCCTGTCTAACATGTCAGGTTTTGGTTTCATCTCTCGTCAGTCTGAAGGCACACTGGTAAACCGCACAATTACTGGTGGTAGTGGACGTATCATTGTCCAAAATGGTAACGCTCAGTCATCTAACCCATTCATTGACCTAGCAGATACAACGGTTGTTATTGGCACATACAACCCTATTCTACCTGCTGCTGACGCACTAGATTCTGCCACGACTGGTAGTGAAACTGTCAACACTGTAAACTTTACAGTTGACAGATATGGTCGTTTAACTTATGCTAATACTTCACCGATTGCTACGGCAACTGAAGGAGCTAAGAATGGCACATCTTTCACCAATTACGATAACGCTACTGCGTATCCTAGATTCTCCAAGGTTATTGCAACTAATGGTAGAGCGTATCAAGCAGCCATTCGTGACATCCCAGCAGGACTCGGAGAACCTAGTCACAACACGCAGAATGGCGATAACGACGATCAAGGTGGATGGAGAGACCTTGGTTCTGATACCATCGAGCAAAAGGGTCTTGCGAGTTTCGACCAAGAAGACTTCGATGTAGATGCTAACGGTCATGTAACGATTGCGGCTAACGCCATTGAAAATTCCCAGTTACAATCACTGGGTCGTTTGATGTTTACGGACCAAAATGCTACTGAAACTTTTGAGCTGGACCCCGAAAGGACGACTGATAATGCTTATCATGGCATTACCAAGCTTAATCATATTAACGTTAACAACAGAACAGGCGGTAGCGTATTCCGTATCGTTGGTTACGATACTGGTGAGTATCCTTTCCAACCTGGAGTTTTGGATCAGGGCAATTCCTATCCTGCTATTACTGCTGATGACGCTAACGGTAACGGTAGTGCCACCAGTGGATCATCTCTCACTGGCGCTGTTGACATTAACCTCGATACTACCATCAGTGGTAACATTACTCTTGATGTTACAAAAGCCGACCAGTTCATTAAGCGAACCTCGGGAAATGTAGACTTCCATCTGGAAGTTGACGAGGCACTATCTCGTAACATGAATATCATTGCCAACAACAATAATGCTGGTGGCACTGCAAATATTAACATCACTGCTGATAATGAGATTACAATCTCTAGCACTGATGCTGCTTACTTCGTTAATGTTGAAGGATATCGTTTCCAGCAGAATACTCTAAGCACCGTAAATGCTTCGATGATTCTAGATCCTGGTGATGATGATGCTGTCACAGGTCTAGTCCAGATTCGTGGTGACCTTCAAGTAGATGGCACTACAACCACTGTTAATTCCACTACAGTGACCGTCCAAGACCCTATCATCACCTTGGGTGGTGAAGATACTCTTGTAGCAGACGATAACAAAGACCGTGGAGTAGAAATTAGATACTATGATACACAAGAAAGATTTGGTTTCTTCGGTTGGGATGAGGATTACGCGGACTCTAACATATGGTCTGGCACTGGCGGGTATCGCTTCCTCTACAACGCGACTAACACCTCTGAAGTATTTTCTGGCACTGACGCTCCTATCATTGCTGGTAACCTCAGACTAACCACAAACACTTCTTCCACTTGGAAGACACCTACAACTGGCACACTGGTAGTAACTGGTGGTGTTGGTGTATCCGAAAACCTTAACGTCGGTGGCACGACTCACCTTAATGGTAACGTTGAGATTGACGGCACTGTTGACATTGATGCCAACTTTGCTGTTAGGAATAATACTACCGATAAGTTTACTATCGAGAGTTCTTCTGGTAATACTGTAATCGAAGGGACATTGGATGTCCAATTAGAGACTGAGATTACTGACAACCTAATCATTACGGCCGATGCCAAAGAATTCAAGATTCGCACTGCGGGTAATGTTGACAAGTTTGTCGTTGACACTGACAACGGTAACACAGTTATCCAAGGTACAGTCAACGTAGTCAATGCTGTTGACTTTGACTCAACCCTTAATGTAGATAGTGATGTAACATTCAATGCAACTTTGGATGTAGATGATGACGCAACATTTCATAATGATGTAACGCTTGATGTCACTGGTAAATTCTTTACCATAACTAATGGTAGTTCTCAAACTTTCCGAGTTACTTCTACCAATGGAAACACTGACATCGAGGGTAGTCTTAATGTTGGTGGTGTCAACACTTTTGAGCGGACTAATAATATCGTTGTTGACGCTACTACAAGTGAATCAGACATCACCCTCAGCACAGGGGGCAATGCTACCTATGCGGGTGGTGTCAACATCGACAAGGACGTTAGAATTGGCACCGACTTATATGTTGCCGACCGCCTAGTCGTTAAAGATGCTGGTATCAACCGCACTAGACCTTCACTTCTAAACAACGTTGACATTCTGTATCGTCAATACATTGGTGCAACTTCTGCACACAATGCAAGTTTTGCTAATGACGCAGATGCAAACTTAAGAGTTTCTGGTGGCGTTGGTATCGTCCAAGATTTACATGTTGGTGACGACTTCTACGTTGGTAAAGTTGGCACTAATGATACTGTTGAATTCTCCATCCTAGGAGAGAGTGGTAAGACTACAATTGGTCGTGTTGGACAGGGTAATGCTACTAATGGTAGTCTTACTGTCCATGGTTACTCTACCTTTAACGAGCAATTCACAATCAATGGTCCTTTGACCACTATCGGTGATGCAAATACTGATGTCTTAACTGTCAATGCAGTCTCTCAGTTTACTGATAATGTAACTGTTGATGGTGACCTTACAGTTAATAGCAATACTCTTATTGAGGGTAACCTAACTGTTAACGGCACAACCACTACTGTAAACTCAACGGTTACTACAGTTGACGACCCTGTGATAACATTGGGTGGTGATACTGCACCTTCTGGTCAAGATGCATTTGACAGAGGAGTTGAATTCAGGTATTATGATAATACTGCTAGATTAGGATTTTTCGGATGGGACAATTCAGCATCCAGATATGCCTTCTATCATGCAGCAACTAACTCCAGCGAAGCATTCTCAGGGACACGCTCTGGTATTGACGCTGGTAGTGTAAAACTATTTGATACAACTAATGCAACGAATTCATCTTCTGGCACCCTTATCGTTGGTGGTGGTGCTGGTATCGGATTGGATCTCTACGTTGGAGACGACCTCATCGTCGCTGACAATGGATCGTTTGGTGGAAATGTCGGCATTACTGGCACTCTCGATGTAACAGATGACTTTGCGGTCAGCACTACTTTCACAGTAGATGCACAAACTGGTAATACATTTGCGAATGGCACATTTAATGTCAACGGTAACTCGGTAATTGGTAACCAAGGTTCTGACTCTCATACAGTCAACGGCACAGTTTCGTTTAACCATGCAATTACTTCTACTGATATTACTGCAGATAACATCAAGATTGGTGTAGATGGGTCTACAGAAATTTCTACTACCTCTGGAAATCTAATCTTAGATTCTCAAGCAGGCACAGTTAATATTACAGATAATGCTGACGTAGATGGAAACTTAAATGTTGACGGCAATACTCAAATCGATGGCACTCTTACTGTTGATGGTAACGCTACTATTGGCAACCAGGCAGGAGATAACCACACCGTTACTGGCACGGTTACATTTAACCAAGCAATCACCAGCACAGACATCACCGCCGACTCAATCAAAATCGGGGTCGATGCATCTAACGAGATTAGTACCACAGCTGGTGACCTTATCCTAGATTCGGCTGAAGGTAAAGTCCACATCACAGATAATGCTGAGATTGATGGAGCACTTACAGTTGATGGAAACACCCAACTTGGAAACTCCAATGGCGATACTCTGACAGTCAGTGCAACGTCAACCTTTAACGCTCCAATCACCTCTACAGACATCACTGCTGATGCTGTAAGAATTGGTGTTGCTGCCGCTGCTGAGATTGATACCACCGCTGGTAATCTAACTCTTGATTCTGCAGGTGGCACAGTTGCAATCGATGACGATGCTACAGTCAGTGGCACTCTGGTTGTATCTGAGCAAACAACTATCAATGACACCCTGCTTGTTGATGCTACTAACGAAAACTTTGTTATCAGGTCTTCTTTGGTTGACAGATTCACTGTTGACACTGACAACGGTAACACATATATTGCTGGCACAACTCAGATTGAAGGTCTGCTAACTGTCAATGATAACATTGACCATAACGGCAACCAGGATACTTCTGGCACACTGACTGTTGGTGGCCGCACAGAATTGAATGGTATTTTAGATGTCGATGCTGACTTTGCTGTCCGCTCTGGCACTACTGATAAGTTTACTATCCTTTCTGCATCTGGTAACTTCTCTACTGTTGGTAACGGTAGTATTACAGGCACGTTGGCAGTCACTAACACTGCTGCATTTGCTGAGAAGGTTACACTTAATGTTAATGAAACCGCTAACCGTCTAACTGCTAACGCAGCATTGATGGTCCCTAATGGTGGTATCACAGTATTTGAAGATTCTTACTTCGGTCAAGATGTATTTGTCGGACCTGACCAGAATGAAACCATCACCTTCTTTGGTGCTACAGGTAACATCACTGCAGACGGCACAATAACTTCTGCTACTGTTGCTGCTACCACTGGTAACATCTCAACAATTAACACAACCTCTAACGTCAACGTTGGCGGTAGTATTATTGTTAACACTAACAAGTTTATCGTTTCTGGTGCATCTGGTAATGTAGATATCGCTGGCACACTTGATGTTGCTGGACGCACAATTATTGATGATACACTTCAGGTAACATCTGATGCTGATATTGATGGAAACCTCAACGTTGATGGTGACCAACAACTAGACGGCACGCTGACTGTCGATAGCACCTCATTGTTTAAGGACAACGTGGTCCTCCGTGGTGCTTCTAAGACCCTTAAGTTGCAGAATGGCAGCGGCACTGACAAGATTACACTTAACTCTACTTCAGGTAACGCTGAGATTACTGGTCTTGGCACTATTGGAAGTCTTGACGTTACAAACAACACCACTTTGGGTGGCACGTTGGGTGTTACTGGACAGATTACTGGTAATGTTACTGGTGACCTTACAGGTACTTCAGACAAAGCAAACTTGGTTGATGTTACTGAAACTGCAGCATCTAACCTTACTTACTTCCCTGCATTTGTTTCTGCTAACAGCGGTCACACTGAAATCAGGACTGACTCTCAGCAACTTCAGTATAATCCGTTTGAAAACAGACTGACTGTTACAAACTTCCGCTCAACCACTAACTTTGAAGTCCAAGGTAACTTGAATGTTACTGGTGCTTTGACCTTCTTCCAGTCACAGGTTGGTAGTATTGCTAACCATGATACTGATGCACTTGTAGAAGGCACAACAAACCTTTACTATACTAATGAGAGAGTAGACGACCGTGTTGCTGCTCTTGTCCAAGGTGGCACAGGTATTGCTGCTACTTACGATGATGCAAATAACCTGCTGAATTTGTCTGTTGACTTTGGTGAGTATACAACTGACCAAGTTGTTGAAGGGTCTAACCTTTACTTTACTCAGGCGAGAGCAAGAAATGCGTTTACTTATGGCAACGGTATTGAGCATGACGGCAGTGGACTTCTGACTATTACTCAGTCAGACCTTAACACTGATAACCTCACAGAAGGATCTACTAATCTCTTTACAACTGCTTCAAGGACTCGTGGACACATAAGTGCAAGTGGTGACCTTGGTTACAACGCTTCTACTGGTGTATTCTCAGTAACTACATTCAAGACTGCTGATGCTCGTGGGTCTGTAAGTGCAGGCGGTGACCTTTCTTATAACGCTGGCACTGGAGTCTTCTCATACACAACTCCTAACACTGGTGGTGTTGCTGAAGGAAGCAATCTCTACTACACAAATGCTAGAGCAGACGCAAGAATTGCACTACAAGTTGGTGCTAACCTTGACCTCAGCAATCAGGATACAGCAGATTTGGCAGAGGGCACTAACCTCTACTTCACTACTGCTCGTGCTGATGCAAGAGTTGATGCTGGATTTACTGCTAAGTCTACCTCCGACCTTTCAGAAGGCACTAACCTCTACTACACAGAGGCACGTGCAGATGCGAGAGTTGATGCTGGATTTACTGCTAAGTCTACCTCCGACCTATCTGAGGGCACTAATCTTTACTATACAAACGCACGTGCTGACGCTCGTGTTGTTGCTGGTATCACTGGAAAACTTGACGCATCTGCTGTCAGCACATTCGGTCTAACACTTGTTGATGACGCTGATGCCGCTGCTGCTCGCACCACTCTTGGACTGGGCACTGCTGCTACCACTGCTGCAACTGCATATGCAACTGCTGCACAGGGCACACTTGCTGCTTCTGCTACACAACCAGGCGACTTGGCAACTGTGGCAACCAGTGGGTCTTATAATGACCTTGCTAACCTGCCTACGCTCTTCTCTGGGGCATACAATGACCTGACTGGCAAACCTACATTATTCTCTGGTGCATACAATGACCTGACTGGCAAACCTACATTATTCTCTGGTGATTATGATGACCTATCTAACAAACCTACATTAGGTAGTGCTGCTGCAACTGCATCAACTGCATACGCTACTGCTGCACAAGGTGCAACTGCTGACTCTGCATTACAGGCAGAGACAATTACGTTAACACAACTTAAAACTGCTGCTGCAAACTCCCTTAACTATTCAGACTTCCGTGCTGCAATCGCTGCTCTCTAATAACAAATGGCACATCCTACAACTAAATCGGAATTAAAAGAATACGCACTTCGTAGACTGGGTAAACCAGTTTTGGAGATTAACGTTTCCGACGATCAAGTCGATGATGCTATCGACTACACGATTCAAAAGTTTCAACAATATCATTATGATGGTTGTGAGAAAGTTTATCTAAAACATAAACTTACACAAGATGTAATTGACAGAGCCAACACTACTGCCACAGTAACTAGCGATGCTGGTAATGATACTTGGGAGGAGGATAACAAATATATTGAGATACCTGAGCATATCATATCAGTAGAAGGTCTATTTGGATTTACTGATAAAGGCACTAGAAACATGTTTGATATTAGATATCAAATGCGTTTGAATGACTTGTATGACTTTACGTCTACACAGTTTTATCATTACTATATGGTTCAGCAGCATCTGGAAACGATTAATTTCTTGTTAGAAGGAATGAAACCTATCCGTTACTCTGCTGTGCAAGACAGACTTTACCTTGACTTTGATTGGAAATCAGACGCTCTAGTTGACCAGTATATTGTTATTAGAGCATATCGTGCGCTGCAACCTACAACATGGCCAGAGATTTATAAACAAATGTGGGTCAAGGATTACGCTACTGCAAAGATTAAGAAGCAGTGGGGTAGCAATCTAACTAAATTTACTGGTGTGCAGATGCCAGGTGGTGTTACTCTTAACGGCGAAATGATTTACAACGATGCTGTAGATGAGCTCAAGCAACTTGATGAGCAACTACGCACAGAATGGGAATTACCACCAATGGACATGATTGGATAAATGGCAACTAACACTTACTTCACTCAAGGCACAACAGGAGAGCAAGATTTAACAGAGAATCTTGTTATCGAGCAGATTAAAATGTTCGGTAAAGATGTGTATTACGTCCCTAGGACACTCGTTAATGAAGATACAGTTTTTGGTGAGGATTCTCTGTCATCATTTAATGGTGCATACCTCATTGAAGCATACATAGAAGACGCGAATGGTTTCCGTGGAGACGGAGATTTGTTTTCTAAGTTTGGAGTAAGGATATCAGACCAAGTAACATTTATTATTTCTCGCAAACGTTTTACCGAAGCAGTAGACGACAATGCGACTCTTATAGTAGAGGGTAGACCAAATGAAGGCGACCTCATTCATTTCCCCCTCG